ATTTCCAAACGAGGGTTGATGCCAGTTCCCCTGAAATATTATGCGGCTCATACAGGACGGTGGGGTGGTAGCGATAGCGTGAACCTTCAAAACCTTCCCTCACGTGGTGACAATGCGGGTAAGTTAAAGAAAGCTATTGAAGCCCCTGAAGGTTATGTCATTATTGACGCAGACTCAGCACAGATTGAAGCACGTGTGCTTGCATGGCTATCAGAACAGAACGACTTAGTGGAGGCATTTAAAAATGGAGAAGACGTATACAGAATCATGGCATCGGCTATTTATAATAAGGATGCTGAACAAATATCTAAGGAAGAGCGTTTCGTCGGGAAGACGACAATCCTTGGGGCTGGCTATGGCATGGGGGCGCAGAAATTCAAAGCCCAACTCAAAACGTTTGGCACAGAAGTTAATGAGGATCAAGCTAGACACATTATCCAAGTCTACCGAGAAACGTACCCGAATGTAGTTAGGTTGTGGCGAGAAGCTCAAGTGGCCCTTGAGGCTTTGACTAAGGACAGTACAACATCTTTAGGACGTAATGGTGTACTTGCGTTGGTCCCAGAAGAACGATCAATACGATTACCAAGCGGTTTGTTATTACGTTACGACGGATTAATAACTTTACGAGATGAGAAAGGTATTCAATATCAATACAAAACTCGGTATGGTTGGAATAAAATTTATGGTGGTAAAGTAATTGAGAACGTATGTCAAGCTATTGCTCGTTGCATTATTGGTGAGCAGATGATACAGATTTCAAAAAAATATAACGTCGTACTCACCGTACACGATGCGGTTGCCTGTATTGCCAAAGAGGAAGAAGCTGAAGAAGCTCAAGCTTATGTAGAGGAGTGTATGCGGTGGACACCTGCATGGGCTGAAGGCTTGCCTGTTAATTGTGATTCAGGGTATGGGAAAAATTATGGGGAATGTTAAGGTGGAGTATTCAGATTTTTATTTACATGCTATGCAAGAGATTCGTAAAGCGCATGATGCGTTAGTAGCAAACAAGTTTCAAGATGCATATGATCATTGTTTAAATGCTCAAGTAGAAATTAAATTAATGAGTGGTGCGGTTAGAACATGGATCCCATTGGAGGAATAGCAAATGTTTATTGAATGCCCACAATGTAAAAATATGTTTGATCAAGATCAACCTTGGAAACGAGTATGTATTAAGTGTTTTTTATTTAATAAAAACGGCACAATTAAACCACAAAAAAACTATAATCCCTCTATACCTAAACAACTACTACCAAAGCTTATAATGTTGTGTCATCCCGATAAACATAATGGATCAAAAATGTCAATAGAAGTAACCCAACAATTATTGAAATTACGTGATGAATAAACTAACCTCGTGGTCGTATTCAAGTATTAAACTTTACGATCAATGTCCCAAGAAGTACTACCATTTGCGGGTGGTTAAAGACGTTAAAGAACCCCCTACGGATGCGATTATTTACGGAAAAGAATTTCATTCGGCAGCAGAACATTACGTACGGGATAACGTGCCACTACCCCCACAGTTTAATTTTGTAAAAAGCGCCTTGGATAGTCTAAAACAACTAAATGGTGATAAGTATTGCGAGTATGAATTTGGGTTGACTGAAGATCTTGAACCATGTGGGTTTAAAGACCCCAAAGTTTGGTGGCGGGGTATTGCTGACCTGTTAGTCATTAACGAGGAAGAGGCACGGGTGTTAGATTACAAGACCGGTAAGTCTGCTAAGTATGCCGATACCGATCAGCTAGAACTAATGGCTCTTGCCATATTCAAACACTTTCCTCAAGTCAAAAAGGTTAAAGCAGGGTTACTCTTTGTCGTGTCTAAAAACTTTATAAAGGACTCGTATTCTTCTGAAAATCAGGATAAGATGTGGCATAAGTGGATTAGTGAATACAACAGGATGAAGTTTTCGTACGAGAGTAATGTATGGAATCCTCGTCCTAGTGGGCTTTGCAAGAAGCATTGTTTAGTTCTTGAGTGCCCACATAATGGGAGAAATTAAATGCCATACGTAAACAAACCAAGACCATATACTAAAGAATACGAGCAACAAAAGGCTCGTAGCGAACATCCTAATCGCATGGAGCGTCAACGTGCTAGACGTGCGGTTGATAAAAAAATGCCTGATAACAACGGTAACGGTAAAGCCGATGCTCGTGAAGGTAAAGACGTAGCCCATAAAAAAGCTATGGATAAAGGCGGTACAAATAAAGATGGATATTACATAACAACACCATCAAAGAATAGATCCTTTAAAAGGGACAAAAAAAGTAACCTAGTGTCGGAAACTAGCAAACGTGAGAGAAAAAAGAAATAAATGGAAATAATAGACAACAAAGTTCTTTTATTAAATCTTCGTAATCCAAATAAAGTTACAACTTTAATATCCAAAAGTAGGATGGTCGGGGAAAACCAAGTCGCCGTTAAATGGGGCTTAGATGAAATTCGTGTTCTTAAAAACCTACAAATAAAAAACATCCCATCACCTATCATGGGACAGTACGATTGGCCTGGACTACATAAACCGTTTGACCATCAAAAAGTTACTTCGTCTTTTTTAACCTTAAATCACCGTGCCTTCTGCCTCAACGAGCAGGGTACTGGCAAAACAGGTTCTGTTATATGGGCGGCAGATTATCTAATGAAAATGAAAAAGATAAAGCGTGTGCTTGTCATATGCCCTTTATCTATTATGGATAGCGCATGGAGAGCAGACCTATTTAAGTTTGCCATGCATCGTTCGGTCGATATTGCTTATGGCAACAAGGATAAACGGACAAGAATAATCAATAGCGATGCTGAGTTCATCATCATTAACTATGATGGAGTAGAGATTGTTCAAGAAGAAATTGCCAATGGTGGGTTTGATTTAATTGTTATTGACGAAGCTAACGCTTATAAAAACTCACAAACAACTCGTTGGAAAACATTAAACAAACTGCTTAAGCCGGATACATGGCTTTGGATGTTGACAGGGACACCTGCCGCACAGTCTCCCATAGATGCCTACGGTTTAGCCAAGCTTGTAAACCCACAGAATGTACCCCGATTTTTTAGTGGCTTTAAAGATATGGTGATGTATAAAATATCTCAGTTTAAATGGATACCTCGCCCTAACGCAGACCAAATAGTATTTAACGCATTACAACCTGCCATACGATTTACCAAGGAAGAATGCTTAGATTTACCTGAAATGACTTATGTAACCCGTGAAATCGAACTGACCGCACAACAGAAGAAGTACTACGAACTTCTACGTAAGCAACTTGTGGTTCATGCAGTCGGTGAGCAAATTACCGCAGTTAACGCTGCAGTGGGTTTAAATAAACTCCTACAAATATCTTGTGGCGCAGTCTACTCAGATGGTGGCGAGACCTTAGAGTTTGATATTAAGAACCGCTATAAGGTTATGCGTGAGGTGTTAGACGAGACCAAGCAAAAAGCCCTGATTTTTGTGCCATTCAAACATACAATTAAGATTCTTTCGGATAAGCTACAAGACGATGGCTTTACCACCGAGATTATTAGTGGCGACGTAACCGCATCTAACCGTGCCGATATATTTAAACGATTCCAAGAAAGCCCTGACCCACGGATCCTGATTATCCAACCACAGGCAGCGGCTCATGGAGTCACTTTAACGGCGGCTGACACGGTTATTTGGTGGGGACCGACCCCAAGCCTAGAAATTTATGCCCAAGCGAATGCAAGGGCGCATAGAGCAGGACAGAGGCATCCAGTTACAGTAGTGAGATTACAGGGTTCAAATGCGGAGAAACACCTATATAAAATGCTTGACAACCGTATTGAAGACCATGTAAAGTTAGTTGAACTTTACAAAGATTTACTTTACTAAGATAAAGTTTGGTAGTATAGTAGTAACACCAATAGCGAGAATAACACCAAGCCGTTATTGTTTTTAAACAGGAGAATGTGATGTCAGAAAACACGACAGGGGTAGAGATCCCCCTAGAAAAACTCACCCGTATCTATATCAAAATGCGGGAAAAGAAAGCTGAAGTTACCCATGAAATGGAAGATAAAATCGGTAAGATTGACTCTGACATGAAAGCCGTTAAATCGGCAATCCTTCAACATATGAAGGACATTGGGGCTGAAAGCTTAAAGACTAGCGCAGGGGTTGTTTATCGTACCGTAAGGACTACGTATGCAACATCTGACTGGGAATCTATGAACAAGTTTATTCTTGAACATAGTGTGCCGGAACTGTTGGAAAAACGGATTCATCAAACCAACATGAAAGCATTTTTAGAAGAGAATCCGGAATTAATTCCTGCCGGATTAAATGCCAACAGTGAGTATTCAGTAACCATAAGGAGAAGTTAATGGTAGAAGAAACGTTTGTCCCGATTGAAGATGTTGCAAAACATTTTTCTGTATCGGTATCTACCGTCCGTGCATGGATTCGACAGAGTTTAATTCCTGCTTTAAAACTTGGCGGTGTATACCGTTTTAAGATTTCTGAAGTGGAACAAGCTTTGAAAAAACTAAACGGTGGAGACCTTGTAAGAGAAGAAGCTGACGGGAGTTTAACGGTCAAGCAAAAAGACCAAGCCCAAATGGCTCTTAATTTTAACCCTAACGATGATATTTAAGGAGAATGTAAATGAGTGATTTAACTCTATTCAAAGGTGGTCTACCTGCCTATTTAAAAGGTACAGCAGATGATGCAACTAATGCCCTAGCAGGTACAGGCGAAGGTGGTTTAGGCGCACGTCGTATCAGTATTAAAGGTGGTGTATTCCGTGAGTTTATTGGCGGTAAAGAATATCGTGTATCGGAAGAGCGCTCCATGAGTGTGGTGATTATCAAAGCCGCACCAAAAGTTTCACGTGTGTTTTATGCCGGAACCTATGTAGAAGGTGAAACCGTGTCCCCAACTTGCTGGTCAGCCGACAGCCAACGCCCTGATGAAAAGGTCAAAGAGAAGCAATCAGCCACCTGCTTAACTTGCCCCCAAAACATCAAAGGTAGCGGTCAAGGTGATAGCCGTGCTTGTCGTTATCAACAACGTTTAGCAGTAGTATTAGATGGCGAAGTTGATAAAGAAGAAGTTTACCAACTTGTATTACCACCTACTTCAGTATTTGGTGATGGAGAAAAAGGTAGACTTCCTCTACAAGCATATGCCCGTCATCTGAAAAATCACGGTACACCCATAACGGGGGTGATTACTGAGATGCGGTTTGACACAGCAAGTCCTACACCTAAGTTAATCTTTAAACCTGTACGTCCTGTAACAGAAGAAGAGTTTGCTACTGTACAGCGTTTAAAAGATTCTCCTGAAGCTGTTGCGGCAATTACCATGACTGTGGCACAAACTGATGGTGTAAAAGACAAGCCAAAAGCTGTTGCAAGCGCACCTGTTGAAAAAGCAGAAGCCGAAGTTGAAGAACCAAAGAAAGCCGCACCCAAGAAGGCAGCCGTTACTGCCGAACCTAAACTAGAAGATTTAGTTGGTGAATGGGATGATGCTTAAATAAACGGTTTGGGGGGAAAGTGCATTAATTACTAAACATGCTTCACATACATGTCGCACGAGTACCCCACCTAACAAGGGTGGCTAATGAACAATTTAGAATTTTTACGGCAAGTCCTTGGAGACGAAGGATACTACTGCATAGTTGGTTTAAAAAAGGATTCGGATAAACCTGTCCAAAAGTTTTATAAAACTTTAGATCAAGCAGTAACTGTTGCCGACAATTTAAAAAACGAGGGCTATGACGCATACTATGCTCTAGCTACGTTTGAAGACGGTAAGTCTAGGAAGACCGCAAACGTTAAACAACTTAGGTCGTTGTATATTGATTTAGATTGCGGCCCGGACAAGCCTTATCAAACACAGACAGAAGCTCTCGTAGCGTTAAAGTCTTTCTGTAAGGTAACGAATTTACCTAAGCCGGCACTTGTTAATTCAGGTGGTGGGGTACACGCATACTGGGCTTTAAAAGAACCCGTTTCACGTGAAACGTGGATGCCCTTGGCTGAGAAATTAAAGAGTCTATGTGATGACCATGACTTACATGCTGACCCCGTTGTTACCGCAGATTCGGTGCGTATATTACGAGTCCCTGGAACATTAAACTATAAAAACGATGAACCTAGGGAAGTTAAGTTAATTGGAGATCCTGGTGAACCGTTTGAATACAGCACACTAAAAGATGTTATTGGGGAACCTGTCCTTGAGAAACGACCCTACATACCCCGTGGGGAGATGGACGAAGTAACCAAAGCTATTCTTGGGAACTATACCAATCGGTTTAAGACCATCATGCTTAAGACGGTTAAAGGTGAAGGATGTAATCAACTTAAGTATATTATTGAGCATCAAGCTACTATGTCGGAACCGATGTGGAGAGCAGGGCTGTCTATTGCTAAATTTTGTGTAGATGCTGATAAAGCTATTGAGAAGATCTCTAATGGTCATCCTGAATACAGCCCCATGATGGCTGATCGTAAGGTACGTGGCATCAAAGGCGGTCCTTATACCTGCGGTAAGTTTGAAGAATATAACCCTAATGGGTGTGATGGATGCCAACACAAAGGTACTATTAAGTCTCCGATTGTATTAGGTCGTGAGGTACAAGAAGCTTCTGAAGAAGACAACATTGTTGAAGACACTTTCTCAGAGATTAACCAAGGACATACACAGACATACGTTATACCTAAGTACCCTAACCCTTATTTCCGTGGTAAAAACGGCGGTATCTTTAAACGAATCGTTAAAGAAGATGACGAGATTGAAGTCATGGTATATCACAATGACTTATATGTAACTCGTCGTTTAGAAGATTCTGATGTAGGAGAAGCGGTAGTTGTGCGGTTACATTTACCACAGGACGGGGTAAAAGAATTTACTGTGCCCCTATCGGCTGTTACTTCTAAAGATGAACTAAGAAAGCATATGTCATCAAAAGGTGTAGCACTTATTAAAACGGATGAAATCATGTCATACGTAACAACTTGGGTAAACCATTTGCAATTTACATCAAAAGCAGACAAAGCATATAGACAGTTTGGTTGGGCAGACGAAAAGCATCAAGCGTTTATATTAGGCAATAAGGAGATCCGTGCAGATCGTGTAGACCATAACCCACCATCTTCGGCTACCGCACAGTTATTTAGCGCATTTAGTACCAAAGGTTCTTTTGAAGTATGGAAAGAAGCAATGACTTTCTTTAACAGACCCGGCATGGAGACTCATCAATTTGCTATTGGTCTTGCTTTCGGTTCAATATTTTCAGACTTTACACC